TACTATGTAATTTGATCCAGCTATAACTCCAGAAGTATTTAAACCAAGAGAATTAGATAAATTAATATTAATAATATCTTGACCAGTTACTACAGCAATATTTGTTTCCGCAATTAAATTCCAGATTATCTCGGTTGTACCATCTTTATATTTAACAACTAAATCTCCATTGCTATAAGCATCAGTACCATCAGATACGAATACTTCAACAACATAATCTAATCCTGCTAACATATTTGTAATCGCAGTTGTTACTTGTGTAGCATTCTGGAAATTAGAAGTAGTATTATTATATGTTGATAAATCTTTTGTAAAATCTGTAATTTGACTCACAGTGTGTGTATGATTTAGACCAGATACACTAATTGTACCAAGTCCGTCTACACTAACTCCAGGACCAATTATAACTCCACCTTTTACGGAGGCAGTTGCTGTTGGTAGTACATATTGATCTACTTCTGTTAATAGTTTAACACCATCTCAACGAATGTATCCATCTGTGTCTGTACTAAGTTTCTTTCCTGCAGAACCAAATTCGAATCCTTGTTCAGTTCCTGTGATATAAGTAGCAATGTAACTGCTACCTTCAACTAAATTCTTTAAATATGCCATATTATATATATATTATTGTAAAGTTAATTGTTACTGTTCCTCCAGTATTATTATTCAATCTAAGTTTTCCAGCATTGTACATTCAATTAACTGCGAAATCAAAATCGCCATATGTGGCCGAATCTTGTATTATTCCTTTTATTTTATTAAATAAAACTGTACCAAACTTAGCCTTCGATCCATATTTAATGACATATTTTATTTCTGCTCCATTAGCAGAAGGATGTCCATCAAAAATATCATAATCATCTAATGGTATACTTTGAGTATAATTTTGTACTGTAAAGATATTAGGTGTTGTAGAAGGAATAGTTGGAGTATCTGTACCAATTACAACATAAAGTTTGTCATTTGAGTCTTTAAGAAGTCATCCATCTAGTACTAAATCTTGTCCCTCAATATGATAATTGTCAAATTGCCTTTGCCCGTTATAATAAACGGACAAAGGAGTTTGACTGGAAAGAGGATTCGTAATTGAGTACTTATTGTTTATTGTTGAAAATTGATCAGATAAATCTTCGATGGTGAATTGGCATCCGCCACTTCCTACTTTCTCTCAACCTGGATCACCAAATTGATTATACGAATTTTTTAATCTAAGAAAATATACACCATTATCTGATGTAGAATCACCTACAACACTTACTATTATACCGTGATGTAACGGATTATTTGCCCATGTTGCAGAATTTGTTAAATCAGATTTATATTGAACAACTAACCTAGTATCAATTGGATCTGTGCTAGTTATATATAAAGCATTAGATAATGTGATTCCTGAATTATATATTAATCCCATATTATATTGTTTTTAATTTTATTAAATATTTTTGTGTAAACATGTTTTTAGAATCACACTCTCCTAATGTTTGTTTATTGAATAATACTGTAGTTCATATTCCATTAGTTGATATAGATCAAACAGTTTGTCATCCTGCAACTAACTCATATACACCTGGTGTAAAACCCTCTTGTCTAAATTCATCAATTGCATTTCCTATACTATTGTGAAATCTAAAACCTCACATGTTACATTCATTATCAGCTAATCGAGCTGGTAACATAAATTGATATCCATTAAGAATAGAATTAAAAGACACAGATTCAAAAGCTAACGGATTATTTAATGTTGCAGAAAAAACAGATGATGTTTCTATCTTAAATGTTATTTTTATACTATTGCTACCAGTTATATTATTAAATACATATGATTTGTTCGATACAGCTACAGGATTGTTTACTCCATTGATTATTACTTGATCAATTTCATATCCAGGAGCTGCATCAATTGGATTAATTGTTATTATATCACCATATCGTACTTTAAGAGTACCAGTACCATTTATTAGTCCTCATCCATGTATATTTGCTACACCTTCTAGACCTATATCATAATTAAAATCAATTACAGGTTCTGCATATTCAAATTCAACAATTATTTGATGGGTCAACGCAGGAGATACATTTGTAAATGTATAAGTTCCACCATTAGAGAAATCTATTTCACCTGGAAAAGGATATTCGTTAGTATATTTTAATATACCGTCAATTGTTACCGTACGGACTGCATAACCAGGAAGCGGAGCAAACGTAACTACTACATTACTTCCAACTTGTGGAAACACACTACCTGAACTTCCAAATGAAGGAAGTTTTATTGGTCCGCCATTTTCTGTTATTGATCAAGTTCCTCCAAGCATAGCGGGAGGTGAAGGTGGTGTAAATCATGGACTACCAGTATAATGATGGAAAACAAAATTAACTTGTCCAACATCAACTTGTCTAAATACTACTTTAATACTGTGTGAGTTATCTAAAACGTTATAGAATGTATAACTACCAGTCAATGTGGCAATTCAGTCGATATCACTAGAAGTAGTACCATCTATATACACCTTATCAATTTTGTAATATGAGTTAGGGGTAATTGTAAATGTTTGATTGCTACCAGATGATACTGTCACTTTACCGCTAACTGGAACTGGAGTAATTATACCGCCTGAATGTATATAAGGATCTCCAAAGACATCCAATGTTTCTGTTGAAACTGCTATTGTATGTGTTGATGGTACACAATTTACTTGTATAGAATGACTCGAAGTTACATTACTAAATGTATAAGTGCCACTGGTTACAGCACTTGGATTATTTGTTCCATCAATTAATACTTGACTAATTTTGTAGTCTGTATTTGGTGCAAAATTAAATGTTTGATTAGTGCCATTAATTACAGTTACGGATCCACTTGGAGTTATAGTACCATTTGTTGCACTTGCTGTAATAACATGTGTTCCAATTATGTCTTCTGCAAAGATTATATGAATAGTGTTATCAGAATCAGTTACATTCGTAAATTCATATCATCCGTTTGCTACTGCTGTTGTATTCTCAGTACCATTAATTAAAACTGATTCAATATGTCAACCAGGATCTGCTACAAATGTATATTTTTGACTTCCACCATAATCTACAGGAGTTCATAATCCAGATGGATTAACAGTTCCATTACCTTCAAAAGTCATAGTAATATTAAATTTAATTATAGCAAATACTGCTTCAATTTTATGGTTACTAGTTACATTGGTAAATGTATATGTTCCGCCTGTTCAAGGAAATGCTACAGAAGCACCATCAACAATAAGATTTTCTAAAGAACTGCCAATATTTGGAGTAATTACAAATGTTTGACTACCGCCATGAGTAACTGAAATTGGACCACTTGGAGATATTATTCCATCACCTTTTCCATCGTTAGATGATGTGGCAACAATTTCATATTCGATTGGTAGAAATACCACATGAAACGTGTAATTTTTGGTTACATTCATGAATTTATGATATCCATTTATTACCGAGGTCGGCTGATTAACTCCATCCACTAATACTTCATAAGTATAGTATCCTGGATTTGGTGCAAAATTAAATGTTACACTTCCACCAGAAATAACTTTTACTTCAGCAGGACTTCCTGGAGTTCCAGTGATTGGATTCATTGAATCATCAATTCAGCCACCTTCCGTGTGACTTACAAAGATAATATGTTCATCCGTTGGAATCATCTTAAACTTCACATGGAAACACTCATCATTTTGTATACCAGGACTTGCAACGACGTGTTTAGCCTTGTTTGTTGCATCAGTAACTAATACTCCATTTCTTCATAATTCATCAATTACATATCCATCGTCTGCATCTATTTGTACAACAAATGGTGTATTATATAAAAGAGTAGTATTACCTAGTGGATAAATAGTTCCACCATAGGTTACTCCATTATGCATTACTTCAGTATGTAAGATGAAAGAAACAGGTATTTCCTTAAATATTACATGAATAGTATGATTTTCTTGAATATCTTCAAAGGTATATTCTCCTGTTGATACCGCACTATATTTATATACCCCATCAACCAACACTTTTTGGATTTTAAATCCAGTGTTTGGGGATATATAGAATGTCTTTGAGTCTCCCTGATTTACTATTATAAGTCCAGCTGGGGAAATTGTTCCTCCAGTGTCAGCTGTTGCTGTAATAGTAAATTGACCAGGTTCTATTTTCTCTTTTATTTTAATTTTGATTGATTGTATCATTGTACCAGGAACATCTGAGTAAGGATTAACCTTATCAGCATATTCTATGTACAACGGATCTTCAACCTCGAATAATACTCCAGATTTAATTTCTGTTTTATTATTCATTAATGCGATAACAACGCTGTCAGGAGTGTGATGTTTATATGCAAGACTTAAATCATCAAGTTGAATTAAGTTTTTCCATTCTTTATCACCTTTATATTTCCACTGTAGAAACGTGCCCTTACTATTAAGATCCACCCTTAATACTATTTCACGTCCGTCTGCACCTGGTTTTCCTTCAGGTTGACCCATTATAAATCGCCAGTATCTTGTATCTGTTGGTAATTTTCCAACATTGGATTCGACACAAACATACATTTTCTCTTTGTATGTAACAAAGTCTTGCGTAAATTCGTTGTTTAAGTAGTGTGCACAACTACTCCACTTGGGATTATATCTAAAAGATTTTCCCTTGTAGAACGTACGTGTACTACCACAACAGATTGAGTCTCTATTATTCATAATATTCTATTATTTTGTAAATTTGATTTAGAGGTAATTCGTTGTATTTCACAAAATCAATTACATTCATGAAATCCAACATTGAGCCAATTCTTTCCTTATCATAAGGATAACCTATGTTAAGTTTACATAGTTCCTTAGTATATAAGTTTACTAATGTATTATACAACTTTTCCACAACCGCATCCTTTATTATTTGGTTTTATGCCAACACATCCGCACCTATCACTCGTATTACATATGGACGTACAGGTTGCTAAGCATTCAATAATTCGTTGTGCTTCTCCAAATTTGCATACTTCGCGTAGATAATTCAAAACATAAACAGATGCAAACAAGAAGTCTCGTTCTAATTTAATATCACGATCAAAATCACAACTATTAAAAGGTTGTTGACATCTTTTTGGAGTAGGATTACACTTATCAAGTCCTTGAAAGATTCATTCCCTTTGTTTCTGATATAGACATTCTTCTAATTTACAGAAAGATAACAATTCTTTACCAAAGAACTCTCCAATTGTTAATGAGACATACTCCTGCAGATCATATCAATTATAAACCTTTTCAGTATTATCAGAATTAAATTCTGGAATTTTAACATCCTTTAATCCATAATAAATTGTATCATTATGATAGAATAGTTTGTTTTTTATTCTGTAAATTCCTTTCCGAGCAATACTTGGATGATCAATTGTGTATAAAATGTATTTATAATACACATATCTACCGTCTTTATCTAATTGATAACAATAATGTCTATCTTCAGGTGTTAAATCCGCATTAACGGAAAAGAAAGTTACTCGTTTAGAATCATTAATAGGAACAATCTCATCATCCTTATACGGCAAATAACACAAAAATTCAACGAGTGCGTGTTTGATTACACCATCGTCAGTCATCTCTTCATAGAATGTTTCATCGTAAGCTGTTACTGAACAGTTTTTAACGCATACATCAACACATAATCCCATTTTAAACTACTTGTCTTATTTTATTATTATAAGGATTACTATCATACATCTCCATTATTTGTGCTTGGATTTGCTTTTCCTTAGTTTCTATTACTTTGTCTTTGTATTCCTTTTCATCTCTATCACGTCTTTCGGTCAATTCGACTTTCTTCCATTCTAATTCCATTTGATCTGCTTTATGCTTTTCAAGTTGACCTTCTAATTCTTTATTTCTAGAAGTTAACTCTTGCATTTGTTTTTCAACTTCCTTATATTGTTGCTCATATTGTTGTAATTGCTCTTGCAGTTGCTGCATTTGATTATTTTCAGCACGTTTTTTAGCCATTGATTCCTCAATATACTGCTTTAATTCAGTCATACTTTTGGTTGTAACAATATTAACTATCAATTCAGGATCAGCATAATTTGCTTTGATTAACTCAGTAGAAAATCCTTTTAATGTTTCACGATCTTGGAATGTTTCTGAAGTATCTTGGATATGAATATCAAAATCAGTAACTGTATAATGTTTTGGTAAAGCAGTGAATACTCTATTATACTTATCTCCAAGTATTATAGTGCCAGTGATACCTTTATCAAATACAAATTTAGCTAAATTTAATAGATCATAGTTTATTTCTTTGTACATTAAATCCATTGCAACGAAGTATTGCTTCGTTAACAATGTAGAATATTTAATTCCAACTTTAACATTTGATACGGCATCGCGTTCTTCAATTCCGCCTAATTTTTCTGGAAAAACTCCAGTAATTGATGCAGCTTGTTGTTCAACACTATCAATAGCAATTTGTACTGCTTGAATACTTTGAGCTTTAACTGTATCATCAAAACCATTGAAGGTTGTATTTAACATTTCGCTTCCTTCTTGTGAGGAATCAAATAAAGCTAAACCGTTTTTCTTATATGCTAATCACTTAGATATTCTCTCTGGAAATTCAACTCCTAATGATGTAGGAATATGTGCCATGTCAACTCAATCTCCAGTTGTACCAGATGTTGCAATTAGATTGTCTCTGTAATAAATTAAAAGGTCGTATTTCGTTTTTGTTCACGTAAGTGCGTTAAACTTACGCCGTTTATAAAACTGCTATATGTTTCCATATAGACCAGACTATATCATCATCCAAAATAAATTGGATGCTCCGCGCTTCCACTCACTTGAGTGTACTCCCTTCAGGATAGTCGTTGAACCTTCTGCTTATGCAGCTTGGCTGCTGATTGTCCTCGTCTTTACGTTAGGAGTTTCCAGCAATTCACGGAATTTAGACAGGACTAAATGTCAATCCTGTAAGTTAGCAGTTGCTAACATTATACTAAAAGGAGTTCCGTTTTTATCTAAAAAGAACATTCCATTTATTGATAATGTACAATTATCAGGATCACTTTGTGTTCTATTAATATATTTTGATTCCCCTCTAGTAATATAAATCTCTGAACCTATTTTAACACCTTCATGTCTAGTTGTTCTATGGGTTTTAGTACTATACTCTAGTCATTCAACTTCATAGACTGGTATTACTGGGTGTAAGGCATATAAGTAACTTTGATCATAAGGATAGAGTGGTGTTGCTTCTAATCCAGCCAGAATACCTGGTGTAGGAACATTAGTTAATATTGGACGCATGTTTTCGTCAACATTCAACGTATTAGCAGGAGTTCTTACAAACAATGTATTATAATTTGTACTTCCCTTTCCAATTTCTTCATCCAGTTTACTTATTGCACTACTACTTAATTCCTTACCATATTCATGAAGAATTTCTTCTCTATTCATTCACTTACGAATTACTGCTCTCCTTGATTTATTTAAGTAATACTCGTTTCTATTTCTTTCAATGAAAGTATCAATAGGATTGAGAACCTCAAATTTTACATTAGTTCCACTTGGAGATGGTTTAGTTCTATAATAACAACACCCAGTTATTAATAAATGAGTAAATAACTCACGCATTTTGTTCTTTAGATCTAAATCTCTAGATTGTTTGAAGTATAACAAAATGTTTTGAGCTGCAATTTCATAATCTGATATAAATGTTTTGTCTATATCTTCCGCAATTCTCTTTATATCACTTTCAACCTTCGGATCAAGACCATTTAATTCTCCACTTACTATACTTATTGCAACATTATATAAATATCGCTTTAAATATTCATACAATTCAGCATCTATTTTTAATTTCTTATCACGAAGAATATTACTAATTGTTTTTTCATCCTTGCAAGATATTGCTAAATCAGGATCAAATCCTAAATATTCTCCAACGAGCACATCAATATGCTTCTTGATCAAAGGAGTAAATCCTAAGTTAGTAGGTGTTCCGATACCGTAGTTATCTTCTAGGTGTTGGAACTGATCTGCATCTCGAAGACAGTGATAATAATTATAAGCCTTTCTAAGATTGATTTTCTCATAAACTAGGTTTTGAATTACTTCATCAATCTTTTCTATTTCTTTCTCTTTCATATTATATTATTAATTCGATATCCGTATTTAATGCACAATCAAACCTTTCATCACATTCAAGATGTGGTAATTGCATGAATCCCTGTCAATATCTAACTCTCTCCATTTGTCTTGAACGAAATTCTTTATCAATGAAAGCCTTAAATCCTTCTTCAGTTCCCTGATAACCCATTACTAATGGAGACATATCTTGATTCATTTCTAATGCTAAATAATATCACCTATCAGCAGGTTTATGACAAGGATTACATCCCTGCTCTTCGTCCTCTATGAAGACTCGTAATCTACTGATATAACATCCACAAATAGCACAGTTAATTATTGCTAATATTTCTTCTTCTAAAGCCGTCATCGTGTTTCATATGTACTTCTAGCAGGAATCGCACCATATCGTTTACATCCCTTTTCATCCACATAGTATCCAAAGTCTTGTCAAACTTCTTTTGATTTATCAACTAAAACGGTTGGATTTATGCCAGACATTTCTTCATCACCAATCTCACATGCACTCATTGCTGCTATAATGTCAAATTTCTTTTTACTTTTATATGAATAATTTAATGCTTGTTCAAGCATCTCATCAAAATCAATATCATCACAGTAATCAGAAATATACATATTGATTAATTCCAAACCATGTTTAATTACTGTTTCAGTGGCGGGAATACCAATAAGTTCTTTTCTTTTTCTAGATTTTCTAGATTTGTCTGTTACTGCAAATTCGGGTCTGGACATAAATAAATGTCCTTTACCATATTCTTTAAAATATGTTTGAATAGTTATTTTAGTATATTCCAATACAGCTTGACAATTATATCAAGTTAATAACTTCATTGCAGTATTAAATGCTTCACGAATATCTCGTGGACGATCTTTATACATTGCAACATATTTTGGCTCTTTTAATCCGTGTGCCCTACGTTTTATTACTATGCAGAAGTCTGACACATCAGTATCAGATGCAGAATCAGAAGTTCCCATGTCAATGGCATCTATTCCAGCTACATATAAATTCTTGTAAGGATTTCCATCCTCATCAAGTAGTGGTGGTTCTACAATTAATATTTTACTATTAGGAGTAGGTATTGCTTTAACTTTCTTTAAAGCATCAGTTTCAGTATGATCTCAGATTAAAGCTGTTCTTTCAGGTTTAATTCCTAATCCATGAACACGAATATCGGTTAAACGTTGAGATAAGATTTCAGCATCAAAGATATTATCACCTTGTTTTAGTAAAGCTTCATCGGGAGTAAAGCAGTGTTCTGCACAGTAATCTAATAAGTCCATTCCTTCTAGTAATTTTCTATGATGTTCATAATACTCTTTAAAACGAATATTATCAGTTACTCCTCTAGAATCCAGATATGTTAAATCTAAAGCAAATTCATGAGCAGGTATAAAAAATCCTGTATAGCTTACTTTACCATCACGAGTATAAAAATGTTTATAAGGTAACACATTAAACCCAATTGGGTTAGAAAACATTCTAGATAAACCAGCTAATTGTTCTCCTGAGTCTCCTCCTGTGCCCCCAATTATTTTCAAACCTATCTTTTCTCCACCTAATTCAACAAGAGCATTTCCTTGTATCCAAGATTGAACTGAATGTTTATTACTACCACCTTCTTCAAAGATAAGACGTTCTGCACGTTCTCCACGAATTTTTCTCGGATGATCTGCCACAATTCCACTTATTTCAGACATATGTCCAAATTCTACTCCTTCACTATCAACTACAGATGCTCGTTTTTCTTTAATGTTGTCCACCTTCTGACGTAAACGTTTCATACCACCATCGGTATGCATGTTTAATCAATTTAACTGTGTTCAACACTTATCAAGAACTGGAATAAGTTGAGGTTCAGCACCAGCAGTATAGATAGAGTGAAATTCCCGTGTAGTAACAAATGGTCTAACACCAAGACACGCTAATATTTCAGAAAATCCCAAACCTCTGGCCTTCAACATACAAACATCTTTACCAAGATATTCACACATTTCTACATAATGAAAAAACTCATATTGTTTTGATGCAAAGATCGGGAATCCTTGTCCTCTACCTTTGGTTTTCTTTACAGCGTCTCTATTGATAACTTGCATTCTATAGAAATTCAAGAAGAAATAGTGGTCTCCTGTTATTCTGTATTGTCCTATGGTTAAACCATTAATACATCTTAAATGCTGTTCCTTTCAAAAATCACGATGTGGTTTACCGCCTTTAACATATTCAGTATATTTTCCTGTTCTCTCATATATTCTTCTATTTACTATGAAAGGCTCTGGGTCAAAATCTAAACCCTGAGTCATATTTATCGGACGATATCCTGTTAATTCATAAGATAATTCTGGATCAAAGTATTTAATATCTTCACCCAAAGTAACATCTCATAAACCATCACGTTTCTTATGCTCTAATATTCTTTCTTCTTCATAATAAGGAGACTGTTCCGTATCTTCTATTTCCTTTATCTCATTCTCAAAAAGAAGTTTTTTTAAAGCTTCCTCATTTTTATCAATGAAAGTTGGAAGTTTTCCAAATACTTTTTCTTTTCTTAATTCTTCTAATGTGGGCTCCTTTGCCTTGCGTGGACGACCGATTGATTTCTTATTAATCATTACATATCAAATATACCTGGTTCTTGATCTCCACGCATCTTAGATTGTGCTTTAAGGCTACTCTTATATTCTTCTTCTAAAACTTGTAGTTCTTTACGCATTTTGGCAATTCCAGCAATGTCTTTCATAACATTAGCTGGTGTAAAAATTGGTTTACCAATTTCATCTACATCATTATTAAAATCAATATTATCAAGAAATACTTCAGTTTTATATAATGTACGATAAGCTGTTTTAATTAGTGAAAGAATTCTATCTGAATCTTGAATTTTTCGATATTTATCTACAGCTGCTTTAAATAATTCATCTTGAAGTTCTTCTTCTGTTAAACCAGAATCTATTAATGCTGCTTCTCTTTTTTCTTGTTCTAGGGATTTATGATATACCGATTTCCAATCTAAATATAAATATATATAAGCAAATTCTTTATAAGCTCTTAATCTTAATAAACCAGTTGGATCTTCCTTACATTTATTTCTTTCAATATCCCATAAATCCCTAAATTCTTTAACCAATAAAATAGTATATTCATTTATTGAAATTCTATTTGATTGATTATCAAAAATAAATATGTCCATTATTTTGGTAATTTACCCAAAGACTTTTTAGTTTTTGGTTTCTTTGCGATAGTTAATAACAAACTATCAGTATTCATTATTCCACCTTCTGAATTCTTACTAACACTTCCTCCACCAAAACTCTTATTATTCTTACTTAACTTCACATTTCCACCATCCTGTTTTTTCTTAATCCTACAACCACAAGCACAACGTTCTACTATACCACCATTTTCTTTAACAGGAATTATTTCACAACCACACTGACAACGTTTTTTAATTGATCCACCTTCTTTTTTACCAACTACAGCTTTACCAACATCTTTTACAGTACCAACAACTTGTTTACCAGTTAATTTAGCCATTTCTAGACTATTTGGACTAAAGCCATCTTTCTTCAAAGATTCTTTTAAATCATTATATATTTGAACTCTGCCTCTACCACGATCTAATGGATGTGTGGATCTTGATGATTCTTTATAATTTTTAAATTCTTTTTCTAATGCAAGTGTATTAGCAGATTTTACAGGATTTTTCTTTCCTCCGCCTTGATACTTTTCAACAAAAGCATCAATCTTTCCACCTTTTCGAAACATTCCCTGTTGCTGTGGAGCAGCTCCTTGTTGTCCAGTTTCCTGCATAAAAGCTCCTCATATAGTCTCAATCTGTCGTTTACCCTCATCTGATTGAGATAAATTATTTAAAATCTCAACTGTTTGTTCTGGGGTTTTATCTTTAAATTCTTCAAATTTGGTTGGTAACCAAACTATAAAATCCTGTAATAATTGTTCATCCATAGTTTAACAATGTGTATTCGTTATTCATGTTGTATTTGGATCATAAGTAGTATTAATGTAGACTTTTGATTCATCTCCACTTAATTTCTTAATAAGTTCTACTGCTTCATCAACATTGTCCACCTTTATACAATGAAGTTTCGGTGTGTTTAAATATATTTCCATTATTGTTTACTCGTGTCTATTAACATGATACCTCTATCTTTATACTCTAATCATTTTTCAATTCGAGTTGTTCAGTCTTCTCCCAAAAATTCAGGAATAGTTTTAATATCTACAAAAACTGGTTGTTCCATATTATACATGTATTAAATCTTTTGTAGAAAAAACAGCTTCCTGAAGCTTTAAATCAGTACTAAACCATCGACATTTTATTCCTACAAATGAATTATTAATTTCATTATCTTTTTTATACACTTTGGTTACTTTCTCAGTAACAATCATTATCGGGGCGTTGAGCTCTTCGTGTTTAAGAGTGCAAAGTTCGCCAGGATTGAAGAATATTTTATCCGTATCAATCATTATTTATTTTGTTTTATGTCTGCATAAACTTTTGATCGTTTATTCATTAGATTGAGTCTTCGACTTGCTTTTCGAAATTCTCTTTCTAACTGAACATATCATTGTTTAGTCGCCATGTTCTTAATTTAAGTTAATACATCTAGTTTTGTGTAACTCTACACATTATGTTTTGTTCACTAATATTGTAATATCCTAATTGCAAAAATGGAATTGGCTGAGCTATACCCTTATAACAGAATACATCTTCTCCAACTTTTACATTTTCACATTTTGGTCCAACAGCAATGACTTTTGCACAAGCAACCATCTGTATATCTTCTTCCATCTCTCCTGTCTCGTTGCTTCTTTGTCTTCGATTTCCTTCATCTCCTATAATTATTCCTCCTGTAGTTTTGCGTGCTACAGAATATGGATTTTCATCGTAAAATTTTAATGTTACTCCTGTGTTACAGGGAGTTAAACTAAGCTTTTCCATAAATCAATACTACATTTTTCATCATAAACTCTGGTCTTAGATTCCAGAATACATCCACATTTTGTGCATATAGTTGTGTTATTGAATAACTCTAAACAATTCTCACATCTATAGCATATTTCTAATCTTTTCATTGCAATCTCATTATTCATATTGAATACATTGTATCATGTTCCAATAATAATATTCCTTATTTTCTTAATTATTTTCATTATCATTTATCAATAACACAATGTTTATCCTTATTAGCGGCCTTAAATTTAACATAACAGCCACATCCTTTCTTAAAACCAGGTGCTCATTTATGAGAAACTTCATCATTCTCATTTATATATTGTCTTGAATCACAAATTGGACCATATTCTGCAGTTTGTATCGCAATTGGACAATCATTACAGATTTGCAACCGCATTTCCATTAAATCATTATCCTGGTTCTTATATTCATTAAGTGTTTGTTTCCAAGACATATTTATCCTTATTTAATTCCATTTCTATCTTAAGTTGTTTCTTATAATGATTTAACATTTTCTCAACATCTTTCTTAAGATATTCTAATTCATATATTGTTTCTTTGTTATTATGATCAATATGAATTAACTTTAATGTTTTGATTTCAAATTCTGGATTGATTTGTTGTAGTAAGTAAGCATATAAACTTAATTGGATAGTATAATGCATCAAATTGCAATCCATAATATGATTAAGTGGAAATTTCATACATTCGTATGATCTTTTATTTCTATTGTAATATGATTTCTGTTTAATTTCTCTATTGCTTTTATAATCGTAGATATATATATCTTTCCCATCTTTAATGAGCAAATCTATTTGTCCTGCGACTTTCAGAATTCCATCTGATGATATCTTTGAAATCAAGTATTCTGGGTAAATCCCTTTGTCTAAATCTAATCCATAGTAATCTTTTTTACATATAAAATTTCCACCTAAACCAAATTTCTTTAAATCATGTTTATCAGATTTGTAATAAGCATCTTCAAATACTTTATGTATTGTAGTTCCCCTTTCACAGGACTTTATTCGTTCTTCATCATATGATGCGAGAATTTCTTCTTTCTTAACTTTAAAATCATCAACATTAATTCCAAGTTTTCCTAATATAACAGGATTAAACTTTTTAGTTGCTAATAGTGTTTTCTTTATTATTGAAAAATCTTCTTCTTTCATTAAAGCTTCTAAAGCTTTATAAGAAGCTCAGAACTCACTATCAAATTCTGACTTATATTTATCTATTAAACTAGTTACAGATATGTATTTAGAATTGTCATTAGCATCAACATAGACATGATCATTATCATAATACATTACACTTCCATTAACTTTATCTGGTTTCATGAATTGTTCCAGTTAATAAATTTCCAATTTGTTGCATATATCTTCCATTTACTTCCATTATATTATCATAGTCCAAACTATTTGGAATAGAACTACTTAATATAACTGCACCTATGAACGTTCCATAATTATCAAATATTCTTACAAAGAATACACTTTTTGTTCCATCTTTCTTCATTTTATAGAAGACCTTTTCATCGGAATCAACGGAATCAATATTATTATACATTATATGTCCATAATCTTTTAAAGAATTTATTGATTGTCAATAATCTGCGACATTTTGATTCTGATATGAATCAGAAACATACTGTTCTGCACTTCTTTTAATTACTTCATAAGTACATGAAAATCTATAAAATGGTAAATCAGAGTGATTGCTTCCACCATTGTGGAATTCAAATATCATTACTCTTTCAGCATTAGTCTGAAATAATATACTAGTTAAAATAGTTGGTATTTGAGTATTAGCTTTTTCTCTCTTTCCTACTAACTCTATGTGTTTTTTTACCTTATTATCATCATTTCTTTCAAAAATTTTCCCAACATTTATTGGGTTAATAACAAGTGTTGCTATTAGTACTATCGCTACAGTTGCAACTAGTACTGTTCCTTTTCCATATTTGGAAACTAATTTAACGGTTTTCTCAAACCACCCGAATCTAGTGTTTTCATCATTCATCATTCTCAATTGTTTGTATATAATTTAAAATTTAAGCATTAGCGAACATTCTTGTATATTTTTACAATCCACATTTGATTGTTTGCAAATTTATATTTATTTTTGCAGGAAAACAAATAGAAAGAAAAAATTGAATCAAAATGTAATAAAATCATATAAATGATGAATGGTATAAATCTATCGGATCTTATAAGATCTGTTTACTCAAATTGTCGAGGTAGTACTATAAGTCTTCCAAATATTTGACTATACAAGAAAGGTGGAAAAGTTTCTAAAGGCGAAAGTGGTATTCATATTAAGCCAGAAAATCGAGGAAAATTTACTGAGTACTGCGGAGGCAAAGTAACTAGCGAATGTATTAGTAGAGGTAAAAATTCTTCAGATCCAGCAGTAAGGAAGAGAGCAACGTTTGCTCAAAACGCCAGAAAGTGAGATAAGTAATGACTACTAAAGAATTTTTAATCGACATGGTCAGTAGTGATACTGGAATATCTAGTAAAAGAATGGCTGGTATGATAGGATGATTAGTATGTATATTCATTTGTTTATGATGTACTGTATTAACAGTTCAAGCTCCAATAATTATTGATGTGTTATTTTATTGTACTGCTGGATTACTTGGACTAGATAGTATTACTGGCATCTGAAAGAAAGATGCTTCTGTTGAAGTAGAAGAGAATATTAAAAAATAAAAAATAAAAAAATAAAAAAAATAATGACCAAGTGGATTTTAATCAACGAAGTATAGACAACTTAAAAGGTGTACACCCTGACTTAGTAAAAGTTTTAACAGAAGCAATTAAAACTAGTCCGTGTGATTTTGTAATCACAGATGGTGTACGTACAACAGCAGAACAACAAGAATTATATGCAAAAGGTAGAACTAAACCTGGTTCTATTGTAACATATAGAGATGGAATTAAAAGTAAAAGTGAACATCAAGTTAGAGAAGATGGATTTGGATACGCTGTTGATCTATATCCTTTTTTTGATGGAAAATTACAACTATCACATAAAGATACTCCTAAGATGCAAAGACTAATTGCTAATCATATTAAGTCAGTAGGACACGAATTAGGAATCGAGATTATAGCGGGGATTGATTTTAAAAAGCCATTTGATCCTCCTCATTTTGAATTAAAGAAATAATGACAATAAGTAAAAAAGTAATAACTCAATGTACATTTACATTTAATAGTAAAGAGTTTACAATTGAAGGTTTTAATACAAAAGATCAAGCTGCATTTTTAATCGAAAGTGCCACAGAAGAAGAATTGGGAGAAATATCTAATAATATTTATGAGAATTTAAAATTCTTTATTCAGAATGAATCTAAATTCAAAGTTGAGAATTTGGTTTATAGCATAGATGTAGATGGAAAATCCTGTACAATAACATTTAAAAATCCGTATCAGCCAATTGAAGTTTCAATGCAAAGATTGGAAAATATATTAAATGATATTATAAATACTTTAGCTATACAAGTTTACGAAGGACAACCTAATAAAGAGCTAGAACAAGAATTTAATAAAAGAAGAGAAAATCTAATAAAAACTCTTGATGAGTTTTTCACAAATGTATAAAACAAAAAAGGACGACCAGAAATGATCGTCCTTTTTTTTATTCGCAACCCAAAGGTACATTAGGTGTAGAATTTTCTTTAATAAAAAATCTCTTTCCATATCAGCTACAGAATCCTCCGAAAGCTGCACTTCCAACGGCAAGTAAGGTTGCTCAAATTGGAAGGAATTTAATTGCGAGTACTATTCCTAATACTGCAACAATGATGATTACAATTGGTAATCAGGTTCTAAATTTACGCATATAATTGTTTAAATGTTCTATCAAAAGTTAACATATTTTTAATATTCTTCTTGTAATTCTCACTTGCTGAATATCTTCTTTTCTCTGGATTCTTTCCTTGAAGTCTATCAATAAAATCATCTTCATTAATTGCTTCTGCAACGTGATATTTATCTACTAAAAGATTCGTTTTATAATTCACATAATCAGCTAGATTTTCAAAATCTACATATTTTTGGTTGTCCTCAGCGACAGTAAAATCATATCTACTATCACCAAAATGTTTTATTCCCCCTAAATTATAACCTTTACTTCCTCTGGGTTTCTTACCATACTCAGATTCCAATCCACTTTGTTTTGTCATTCACATTGCAAGGTCTGGGTTTTCTATGCCTTTTTCTTTTAATGCTTGTTGAAATAATGGATACAATGTTTGAATATAATCCTGCATTGAACTATTTTGAAACTTCTTATAAATATCAACTTGTGGAAGTTTAGATACTTCTTGTTCTTCAATTGATGGTGCAAATGATAACAGATGAGGTTGATAACCTGTTACTTCTGGAACAGAAGGTTGAACAGGTTGTATAAATTGTTGAGATATTAGATTTTCAGGAGATTGTTCATAAATTAGTGGAGTATAAACTGTTTGACCTGCTTGGTATTTTCGGATTTTTAGAATTCCACCACCTTGAAATTTAGGATAATAATTCTTATAATTTTTAGTGAATCACTTAGCTAATCTCGGAGAAGTAACTACAACATCATTATTCTTTATTGCATTATTTTTGGCTTCATTTCAATCAGTAAATTCTTTCAATTCTCCATCAACTTCTTGTATCATTGGAAATATTGTACCTTTATCATGTGTCATTAAATGCGTTTTGATTCCATCATAAGTCCATCCGTTTTTCTCAAAGGTATAAGGTATTACTTTTCGATTGGGATCATTGAGTCTTTGTATAAAATTAGGATTTTGTTCATTGGCTTGATTTAACAATTCCAGCTTCTTTCCTTTTTGTGCATATTGTATCTCCTCTTGTTGGTTATTATTTTGTACATAAGGACTATTTAATATGTCCAACATTATTTTATTTGGAGATTTTGATGATTTAACTGGAACAAGATCTGGTATTAATGATTTAAAATAATAAGGCGTTTCTATGGATTTTCTTAATCCTTTAAGTTCTCTATTATATTTTTTTAAATCCGCACTAGTAAATTTATGTTTAGATATATCTCCAGAATAATCTGGTCTTGTAGATACTAAATACTTAGATAAAATAGCATTACTATAAATGTCAGCTTCAGTTGCCGCATTGTAATGTTGTGTTGTTTTGGTGTCTATATCTCCATATTCGTAGTATGGTATTCTAAATAAGAGTGGTTTGAAATCTATTTCGTGTGCATCTTTGTTCTTTTTTAATCCAATTCCTTTGTAATTCCTCACATTATAATTACTCATAATGTTATCATGCTGAAATATATCAGTTACTACAGGAATTACGTCTTTACCATCATCTCTATTGTCACGGTATCTTTTAGAAACATAGTTTCTATAAAAACTAAGAAATGGTTTTCTGTCTTGTGGATTCCTATTTCAAAATCCTATAGCTATATCAGACCTTCCTTCGTAGGGTTTTTCTTCTACAACTGGTTGTTCAACAATTGTTTCCTGTACTGGAATAGGCGGTTTTTCTTCTGGTGGTTCAACAATTGTTTCCTGTACTGGAATAGGCGGTTTTTCTTCTGGTGGTACTTCACGTGCTTTTTCTTGAGCAAGTCTTTTTTCACGTATTCTATCCTGTTCATCCTTAGCCTTTTGTCTTCTTTCCTCATCTGACAGAGGATTCTTAACTACCTTTAACAACGGATTGCGTCCCATCTGTCTTAGTTTTAATCCTTTTTGACCATATTGAATACCACCTCTCCACTTATTAAGAACTTCGCTAAATTGTCTTCTTGCTCCACTATCCTGTCCAATGTGAAAATGTTTTATATTAGTACCAGTGTATTTCATCATTTCAGGAGTAGTTTCATCTAGAATACCATATTCATTATCTTCCATTCATTTTACAATCTCTGGAGATGATAGTATTTGTTTATATATTTGATCAAATGATCCTCCTTTATGTGGTATAATATCTATAGCTCCAATTTCAGGATTGGCATGTCTTGAAATGTTACCTTGTTTAGTTTTGGCATTAGGACGAAAACCAGAGATGACTTGAGCATCAACCCCATGTTCTTCAAATAATTTGATGAGTTCTTGTGCTTTGGTTCCAACTTTAAAATCATTACGGCTATATGTAACATTCCCCCTCCGCTTATTGGTTGGGATTTGAATTGGTTCTTCAGTGTCTTCCTCAGTTTCTGGTTGAGAGAATCGCGGAACTATAGTAAGCGATGGAATATTTAAAGCTGGAATTTCTACAGTGTCTTCGTATTGAAGTGGTGTATAAACTGTTTGTCCAGATTGGAATTTTTGAATTTTACTCATAATATTTAATTTCATTAATCATTTCTCTTGTTGCAATGCCTATGGTTGCTCTAGAGGTATATAAATTTGGTTGTAAGCCCCCGTATCCAAAAGAAAAAAATCGTTTTAGATCAGGAGCTGTGTATTTATAACTAAAATACTTCTGATCAGAAGTATAAAAGAATTGTTCTCCAATTTTTTGAGTACCTATTCCGTCAATATGAGTTTCTCCTATTGTGTTATCTATTCCTATGATAATTTGTTTATTATAAAGATTAGAAGTCCTATAGAAATCAGTATCAAGATAAAGTTTTAAATCAAGAGGATTACGAATTGGAAAGAAAAGTCATACTTTTAATCAGTAGAATTTGAGATTGGGTTTAAATCAAGTTGGTACAATTGGTTGACCAAGATCTTCTGAATCAAGATGACCAAGAAGATACCAATAGAATTTGGAGAGTTTTGATTTGAGAAGTGATACAAGACGATCAAAATCATAGGTTTGAATGTATTGATATATTACTTCTTTTTCTGCTGTGGAGAATTGACCGAAGTATTTGTAGTCAATATATCACATTGCAGATTCTCTATCTTTGATTGTTTCTGCATAAGAGACACGAAGTCGAAATGCCGCATTGATAACTTTAGTTAAACGATCATTGGAGAGTGGTGGAGGAGTGAAGTAAGTGTTTTGAGCAAGGATAGAGATGACGGAAGATTGAATACGTTTACGAAAGAGCATAGCGATTGGTCAGCAGAAGATACCTTGTATTCAGGCAGAGGGGCCATGAAGAAGAAGGCGAAGGAAGGAGGAATACATGTTGTGGCGAAGAGTAGACAGGGAAGGAGATGAGCAGAAGGAGGAGATAAAGGAGAGAAGGTGGCGTGAGAAGAATAGAATTTTCATTGGTGGGAATTTGAGGTGAATAGATCTTGAGGGGTAAAGATAAGAAAAGGGAAGGAGAAAAACAAGGGTGGGGTGTATTATGAGGGGGAGTGGGTACATATAGGAAAGATCCCCCTGCGGGTGATCTTTGGGAAATTCTTCCACGACTAAGACATATAAGCCTGATTAGCGATGTGAAAAATAAAAACATCGTCGCGGTATTTGTCCCGCAGATTTGACATCCCACCAGAGAGCACGTTCAGACGTGTGCGTGCTCTCATTATTAACAAATTAGGTCGAAAAGGACGACCTTGGCGGACGCGCTCAATCAATGGTATGAAAAATACTATTGTAAATGGAACTACGAGTTCCACTGTTTTGATTGCTCACACCACGAGCAATAACCCAGAACTTAGCGACGTTAAAATCTATGTGTATCACAAAGATGATAACAACGCTCATAAGTTCTATCGCAAACTAAAAGGCAATAAGGCCTTTTGGAGATTCAATAATTGTTCGAGAGAATATCTCAATGAGACAATTGGATTGTTTGCGAATATGTTTGTTTCTGATTATCAGCAGAAAGGAGGTCTCAATGGTTAATCCCGTTGTTAAGGTCACATTTAACACCAAAGATGGTGGCCAATCTCCCGTTATGAATGCTGTCCGTGTTTGGCAGAATTCAACTGTTAATCAGAATGGCATTGTTACCATTGTAAACACATTATTCTATTGCCAGAAACGTTTGGTAATGAGAACAATTGATAATGGTAATATCTATGAAACAATTTTGTCCGATTATTGTGTAATTCCTAAATTTGAGGAATTATTAGAGAAAGGAGGTGCGTCATGTTAGAAGTTAAAACACGTACAAACGCATCTGGTCAATCTTACAAAGTACTACTTAAAGATGACCACGTCATTGGTTCTTACTCTGATAAAGTGAAGAATTCTACAATCTTGGCTTGCTACGCTAATACCCAAAAGCGTACTAACAGGCAGATTAATAGAACTTCATCTATTCTTGATAAATTCGATATGTCTAAAACTCCAGCATCTCTTGCTGGAGTTAAGACTGTTGGAGAATTTATGAATGTTATGATTTTTAACTCTTAATACTTAAATGATATGAGTATAGATTATGGTTATACATTCAGACATCGAAGATTGGGCTATAATGTTATAGCCCAATCTTGGACTCATTTCTTCAAATTGCAAGCCGATGAAGATTATTTTCAGTTGGATTATCAACGATTTGGCACAAGGCATTTCAAGACTATGAGACTTTCTACTGAATTTCGCAAACTTGAAAAAGAAATCAATAATTTCTTTGAACCTCTTGCGGAATATACTCGAGTTGGTCACATTATAACTGGCATTCAGATTGGTGACCAATTCTCTGCAATTCAACTATTCCTGAAATATCTACACAATCATGCGTGCATGATGGGAGATAGGGAGTTACTCTTCAAAGTAAACAACGCCAAGAGAGTATTCAGGTATAATGAAGAACTTTGCAGACATGCTCTTCCACCACACAACGATTAATTTCGATACATATTGTCCTGGCTAAGACATTTAAAACTGGCCAATATTTGCGACCGCTGTGATAGCAGGACGCTTTAATTTTATTAACTTTATTAACAATTTTAGAACCTGAATGGCACGTGGACAGTAACCGTGAAATAATTATGATTATGAATCAAGAATTATGGGCATCTCTGCAAATGCCCGCAAATGCTGAAAAAGCATCTTTGGAAGATTTGAGAACTTCTGGCGTTAACTATGGCTATTCATTTAGCGAAGGCGAAACGTTCACATTTCCTTCCAAAGAAGAACTGGACATTATTACCGAACAATTCAAAGGTAAGCCAGTTTATAAGATTAATTGTATCGTGAATAACAAAACAGCACGATACATTACAATCGGCTCATTCCGCCGCAAGCCAGAAAACTGGATTGAGGTATTAACAGACTATCCTGTTAATATGGAATTGAATAAATGCGAGAACGATGCCGACCGCGCAATGATGTTGCTTGGTAAAACTATCAAAGTTGCGGAAATTAAGAAATTTCCATATGCTGACTTTGATAAACAAGGCAACTTGCTTACAACGACTACTCCACGTTCTACTCCAATCTTTAAATTCGAATAGTCATGTGGATATCAGGAGTCGTTGCTTGCATAATTATATTCATCATTATTCCATACTTCATGGATAGGGCGTATCGCAAGAGCATACACCAAGATGAATAATTGTTCGATAGAGCGTCCATAATAGACGCTCTATTTTCTTCCCAGTTTATTCTACACTAATAAGAGAGCACCTCGAAAGAGATGCTCTCTTTTTTTTAAACCACTAAGACTCATCAAAATACTAAGACTAATCAAAATACTAAGACTAATAAAAATATGTAGTGCTCATCCCACTATAAAATGAAATTTTAATTTATAAACAAAAAAATAAAAAAAAGATGAAAGCTATTAAAGAATTCGGAAAATTTGAATTGAAACAACGTGATGGTTTCAATGTTGAAGTAGTAGATGCAAAAGCATTAGAAACTTCAGGTGTTGCATTTGTAGGTAGTGGTATCTCTGTAGGAGATGAAATTACTTTTCCAGGAACAGAAGAAGAAGTTAGAGCGTTTAAAGTAAATGTTCGCAGACACAAATTTGATGGTCCACAAGCGTTTACTGTTGAAGTAATGAAAAATGGTAAAGTAGCAGGATTATCTGTTGGTTCTCTTAGAAGAGTTGATAAAGATTTTAAAGCGCTTCCTGGTTTTTCTGAAAATCTGTTAAAGAATTATGATACAGATTATGCCAGAATTAAATCGTTACTTGGTAAAACGATTGTTTGTACTGCAACTCAACAAGTTGAAGTACCTATCTTCGATGATAACACAGGACGACCAAGCGGTAAATTTAAAACTGCTGACTTTCCCGTTATTAACTTCGCAGAACCGAAGAAAAATGCAATCTTGTTTGCATAAATTATTAACTGTGTGCGGCTATTTCAGTCGCACACAGTTTGATTTATTATGTAGTAATTGTGGTAAATTCGAAATCAAAAATGCTTCAGCATGAATTAGAGATGGATATTGATATTTTTTGTTGAAGACTTACGATGGAGAGAAATATTATGTGGTGGATGCAGTTAAACCACCATGATATAATTTAGGTTGTTAATAAAGTGTAGGAAAGAGACAACGATTCTAATTGAGTACAAGAATTGTTGATAAAAGTGTGGACGCACACGCATAGTGCGTCCACCATCTCTTTTAATTTCCTCTCCTCTTCACTTTTCCTCCACAATTTTCCCCTTCGCTTTTCTTCCACTTTATTCATATCCAAAAGTAATTTTGAATTCATTCTTTCCCATTAATTCTTCTCTTACTCGCATTTCACCTTTTCAATGTATTGCGGGATTAATTTCAAATTCTCCTTTTTCTCCTTCAATTATTTTTAAATCCTTTAGATTTTTTAAACAATTGGTTAAAGTATTAGGACTAATTTTTAATTCGTTACAAATATCATTTCTTTTTGCAGTACTTAAAGTAACTTTTCCAGTATTATATTCTGCCATACAACACATTATTGATAATACACTTTTTGCTGTATCGCTTTTTAATTGATATAATGGAGAAATAAAATCTACAAAAGTCATAAAAAATTTATCTTTATCAATTTTTTTAGTAAATGTCTTTGAAGTTTCAATTTGAGTTTCAATTAATTCACCTGTAGTATAATCTACTGTTTTAATTGTTTCAACTTTAGAAGTTGCATAACTTTTTGTTCCCATAAAATATTTTTGTACAAAAATACTAATAATTTTTTATTTCACAAAATGAGTTGTACAAATATTTTTGTGTAAATTTCACATTCAAAAATGTGGTTAAAAATATTGATATACATTAGATAGAAAACTAATTATTTCAACAGTTATTTGAAAGTCAAAATAACTCTTCATCTCAACAGATATTATGTTGAGTTCAAATTCGTTCACACGTAGGAATGTGTTCGGCACATTCGTAGATGAGGTGAACACACTCACAAATGTGAACATCACAAAAATATTTGTGGAAAAAATTTCCGATATTTTGAAAAATTTTACTTACATTTGTAGATGTGTATTTCACAAAATAAATTTTACAAATATTATTGTATCATGTGAAAATCACAAAAATATTTGTGATTCGTTTTATTAACAATTAAAATAATAACATTATGACTACACAAAAAACCTCAGCTTACGCTGCATTTGCAGCTGATTACAAACAGTACAAACAAGAAGGCGATATTTCCCTTAAAGTGATTCGTATGTCTCCTTCTAAAGTAAAAGAAACTTATCATCCTGTGGAGTAATATTAGACTTACAATATTCTAATTAATATTTACAGGATTTACGACAATGTCCCTTAGTTTAATGGAAAAACGCTGGCATGTTTGGCGCCAGAGATAAGTGTTCGAATCCTTGGGGACAACGAAATTTCTATTCATATTTTTTGTATCTTTATTTGTTTCCTATGGTAATACGGATAACATTAATAAGTAAAAGATATAACGTTGTCATAGTATTTATGATTTGTAATTTATTTAATATACATTACCTACTGTGGAGTCCGCAGAAGACTGAGAAGCAGTAAAAAACTCAAATCTCTTTCCAAGATGTTGAGGACAGCTAGTTTCCTGAATATTTTGTAGAATGTCGTTAGACACCTCATATTCAGGTTAAGCTGTAAAACACAACAAATTTAAAACAATTTAATTATGAAAAGATTTCTTTTATTAGTAGCTATCTTAATAGCCACAACAGCAGTAAATGCGCAAGTAGTATCTAAGGATACTGTATCTATCAAAAAATCTGAGTTAACCGTCATTTCTAAAGAAAATGGCACTAACAAAAATGGAGAAACTAAATATCTTCATTATTTCAGATATTCCAACAAAAACATAACTACAGATAAACAATCTGTAGAGAATTTCAAAAACCCACAATCCAAAGCATATATTGTATATAACAATTATGCCACAGGAGAAAGAAAAGTTAGCAAAGTGTATGTCAATTAGGCATACACTTTATTTAATAACATTTAAAAATTGCAAATTATGAATAAAATTAAACAATTCATTATTAAATGGCTTAAATCAGATACGTTTATAAATGATGTGTTTGGAATAATACTAATAGCTTTTCTGATAATATTATTTTCTATACTCCTATTTGGTCCTGTCAAGAATGAAACCACTGAACAAAATATTGATACTCACTTCAGTGATTATTACTGCGAAGTATTAATTGACAGATTTACAAATGATACAACTGAACTTAAATGGAATGATATAGAAATATACTCATTTTGTGATAGTAGTAGAAAATATTTTGCATACTATGAAGGAGAAGAATGGGAAGTTGATGAATCATTTGCAGTGATGTATTTAATTGAGGAAGGATGTCCCATCATGGTTAAAGATAATGGATGTTTAATATTAACATATTATCAATAACATGGCAACATTCACTTTATTTAGCTGTATTGCCTGTTTATTAATAGGTTTTGCATCAGGATATTTTATTGCTTTTATTTTAAAATAAAATTATATGGAATTCTATTGTGAAAACTGTGGAGAATATACTCTTCACTTACGTAGAGTAGATGGGACTATAGTATGTAACGAATGTTTACAACGTAGTTTAGTATATCAAATTAACGATTAAATATGGCTACTGTCATTTTGATTGCAGGGGCAATCACTATTGCGGCTTATTATTTAGATGAGCATTATCAACAAATGGAGGAGAGAAAACATTTCCCAAGGGAATAGGTCTAATCCTCCATTTTCACTTTTAAAACAATACAACATGGGTGCATTAGTATTATTAATTATGGTTATAGTAATATGTATAATAGTTACAGAATACTAATAACCAATTAATTGTTTTTCATAATGATTTGTTTTATTGATACCAAAAGATATTTTAAACAACGAAGTCCAAGTGGTTAGTCCACATTAAAGGAAGAGAGTAATCTCTGCGACTGTTGCTTTAGGCTTAGGCAAGGCTGTCCTTATTATCTCAAGTTATCGAGTGTAACAACTTATTACACTATAAATAAATCCAAGTCGTGTACAGAAGAGTTAAGTACATAGTGAATTGAGCAGCACATCTCAATATCTTTAACTCAAGAATAACAGGCTGTAAAGTTATTCTAATATACAAATGATTGTTCTAATTTGTATATGGTTTATCAGTATTACCTGAAAACTGAAGAACATGAGGATTTAGAAAAGATAACAAACCAACTGTCTATTTCCAAAAGAATTATCAAAGCAGAGTGTGTTTGTGGCTCTGCTTTATTTTTTAAACAAAATTATATGAAAATTATAGGACAAAGCGATGACAAGACATTTGTTATACAACTTGAAGAACAAGATTCTTTAGGACTACCATATATTAAAGAAGTTGGTGTTAATATTGTACATGATTACATCGCATTTGATGGCTTTACTTACTATTTGGCCAATATTAATCATGGTCAATTACCTATTCATACGCACTTTCAAATACCAATAAGGTCATTTCAACAGGTTATACTTCCACTATTAAATGAAACTAAATATCTCAAAGATGAACATTTCGATATTGACGAGGATGATCATATGAGATATGATGATTGTAATGAAGCAATATTCTTTAATGAAAACGGACGTCAAATGGTGGCATTTAAAATGAAGGGAGACAAAATCTTCTCTAAAATTACACGAAAAACATATGAATTAATTAAAAAAGGATTATCAAACGAATAAATTATATGAAAAAGATTTTACTATTAATTTTAGCAGCATTTTTATGTGTTGCCTTTTGTTCTTGTATGAATTTGCATGTGGAAAAGAAAACTGGTACTTATGATATAATCATAATTGATAGTTGTGAATATATTCAAAATAGCCGTCGTGCTTTTAATAACTATGCCTTTACTCATAAAGGAAATTGTAAATTTTGTAAAGAGCGAAATCATGATAAATAACTTTCAACAAATAGCATCTCTTCTACAATTTGATTCAGAAGATGAATTCTATTTTCTTCAACTTATCAAACGTAAGAAAGAGAACCCTGAACTTGGTTCGAATAACATTGTTTGTTATTCCTATTATATTAATTCATCAGAACATCTTTTAAATCTCGAAAGAGAAATAATAGCATTATGTGAATTAAATAATGCTCGTGCATATATCAACCTCAACCGCTGTTCATATGAAAAAGTAGCATTTCAAACATTAAAGAATGTT